TTGATCCTATCCTGAAGAAACTCTTCCAACAGGCTCAGGCACAACTCGGCCAGCCACAAGGCTAATCAATAAGGAATAGTACCGGATGGTATTACCTACTGGCACAATCAGTATGGCTAACGTTAACGTCGAACTGGGTCGTAGCTCCACAGCTACGATCAGTTTGGGGGAAACAGCCGTGCGGACTTTGGCTGGTGTAGCATCCGGTGCTATTTCAATGGATAATCTCCGAGGTAAGAGCAACGCAATTATTGTAAACCTTCTAATTGTTGCTGGTGGCGGTGGCGGTGGTAGCACCGTAAATGGTGCCGGCGGCGGTGGAGGTGCAGGCGGACACCGGGTTGCAAATAACACATCATTAGTTCCCGGCACCGTGTATGCTGTTACTGTAGGTGCCGGCGGAACTGGTGCCGGACCCGGCGCAAATTCTAGCATCGCTGGCTTAGTCGCAATCGGTGGTGGTGCTGGTGGATCGTTGAATCATGGCGGCAATGGTGGCTCCGGCGGTGGTGGAGGAGGCTATGGTCCAAGTAATGGAGGTGTTGGCACCTTAGGACAAGGAAACAATGGTGGTGACGGTGGCGAAGGTTACGGCGCGGCCGGCGGCGGCGGCGCGGGTGAGGCGGCAGAGAATGGAGGATTTTATAATCCTACAGACGGCGGATCCGGTCTTGACTCATCAATTACCGGTTCACTCGTTTATCGTGCCGGCGGCGGTGGTGGTGCTAATATTTTTGGTACTCCCAAAATTGGTGGCGCTGGTGGCGGTGGCGATGGCGCAGGTAATAGCTTTGAATATCCAGCATACAGCGGCGAGGTCTATTCGGGAGGCGGTGGTGGTGGTAGAACCTCTGACGGCGGCGGTGCTGGCAATGGAGGTTCCGGCGTAGTTATTATTTCCGTGCCAACTGCACAATATTCAGGAGTCACTACAGGCTCTCCAAACGTGACGACAAATGGTTCAAATACAATTATTAGATTTACATCATCAGGAAGTTACACAGCATGAGTCATTTTGCAAAAGTAGAAGATGGCATTGTCACGGAAGTTCTGGTCATTAAGCAGGACGTTATCGACACGGGTGCATTTGGCGACCCTGCGCTTTGGGTGCAGACATCGTTCAACACGCGTGGTGGAATCCATTATGGTCCAGATCAGCAGCCAGACGGCGGGATCCCATTAAGGAAGAACTATGCAGGGGTTGGATTTACATATAATGCTGAGTGGGATGCGTTTATCCCACCACAGCCGTACCCGTCGTGGAGTTTGAATGCTGAAACATGTTTGTGGGACCCTCCTGTGCCATATCCTATAGGAACTGGCCTACCATATATGTGGAATGAAGAAACAATAAGCTGGAAATCTATCACTCCTCCGGAATAATCAAAACCGGGTATTAGCAACCAGTACCTATAAGGCTATTCATTAGGACATAAGTCATTCTAACACAGTTTGTTAATATTGTACATCAAAAAGTTGGTGCTGGCATATTATAAATAGAATCAAAAGAGGTTACTATGGCTACACCAACAACAAAAGCTGAGTTTAAAGAGTATTGCCTACGCAAACTAGGCAAGCCAGTAATCGAAATCAACGTTGATGATGACCAGGTAGACGATCGTATTGACGAGGCTCTTCGTTACTACTACGACTATCACTTCGATGGTTCTGATAAAACATATTACAAGCATGCTGTTACTCAAACAGATGTTGACAATAAGTATATCACGCTGCCAGAAAATATTATTGGCGCAGTTAGTGTCTTCTCCATTGGCGACCCTTCGGTCCGTGCTGACGACCTCTTCAATATCCGTTATCAGATTGCTCTAAACGATCTCTATACCCTGACAAACGTCTCGGTTGTTCCATACTATATGGTTATGGAACACTTGGCGCTTCTGACAGAGATGCTGGTCGGTAAGGTTCCTATCAGATATGCCAGACACAAAGACAGATTGTACATTGACACTGACTGGGGCAACCTAAGAGTCGGATCATTTCTTCTTGTGGAAGCGTATGAGATTGTGGATCCTGCGGTATATACTGATGCCTGGAATGATCGTTGGCTTCAGAACTATGCGGCTGCTCTTATTAAAAGACAGTGGGGTTCGAACCTGACTAAGTTCACCGGTATGAATTTACCAGGTGGCGTACAGTTCAATGGCGAAAAGATCTATAATGATGCTGTTGATGAAATCACTAAGATGGAACAGGAGATGATCTCTGGTTATTCTCTTCCCGTCTTGGATATGATTGGTTGAAATGTATAATACTATGGACACTATTTCATTATTTCTTGGTCTAGATCCTCTTTTAAAAGAGGAAATTGATAATATCAATGATATTGTATCAACACATAAGCATTCAAATAATGTTCCCGGAGCCTTTCCAGGTTGGAAATCTGAAGACTTTACAGATGAACATAAAAATAATATGTCAATTGCTGCATCTAAAAGAATACGCACTCCTGAACATCTAGCAGCTTTACATCAAGGCAGAAGAAATTCTAAAAATTCTGCTGAACATAATGCAGCTGTATCAAGAATTGGCAGCAAACATACAGCTGAAACTAAAAATAAAATGTCACTAGCTAAAATTGGAAAAGAATCAACCACAAAAATAGCCAGTCACGCCGGTAAAATTTCTGCACAAAAAAGAAAAGAATCTGGTTATTATCAAACTGATGAATCAAAATTAAGATACGCTAAAATATGGGAAGCTAGAAGAGCACGAAAAGAAGGAATTGCCCAATGAGTACTTCCTTTTATTTCAATAATTTCAGTAATAGCCAAGAACAGCTATTGATAGAAGATCTGGTCCTAGAGTCTATCAAGATCTATGGCCATGACATGTTTTATTGTCCTAGAACACTTATAGCCAAAGATGATATCTACGGTGAAGATTCGCTATCTGAATATAATTCTCACTATCCAATCGACCTGTATATTAAGAGTTATGACTCCTACGAGGGTGATGGCACATTCCTGTCTAAGTTTAATCTAGAGATCAGAGACCAGGTAACTCTTACGGTATCCGTCCGCAACTTCATGAATGAGATTGGCGGTATTGCACTTCTAGATCGTCCACAAGAAGGCGATCTTATCTACGTTCCGATGCTGGATCGTCTGCTTGTTATCAAATATGTCAGTAAGAATGCTGTCTGGTACCAGATGGGTGCTATCCAGATGTACGATCTGGTATGTGAAACGTTCGAGTATAGTTCAGAACGTCTAAGAACCGGTATCGATGCTATTGACACTATCGAGCAACAACGCAGTCTTGACCTATCGATCTGGGGTTTCCTCACAAACGATGGTTATTATATAACAGACAACGACGGATACGAGATCATCCAGAGCGACTTTAGTTTTGAACAACAAGCAACCGACGCGTTCGAAGATAACACCGAGTTCCAATTGGAAGGCGAAGTGATTCTTGATTGGACTCAGATAGATCCGTTCTCAGAAGGCGAAGTATAACATGTTCGGTAATACATTTTCACATGATATTTTAAGAAAATACGTTATCCTTTTCGGAACGCTCTTTAATAATATCTACATCAATCGTCATGACAATACCGGTAAAACGGAACAGACTATTAAAGTCCCGTTGTCATATGGACCTAAAGAAAAGTATCTTGCTCGTCTTGAAGGTAACCCTGATCTAGACAACAAGATTGCTATGACAGTTCCACGTATTTCATTTGAGATGACGTCGTTCCAATACGATTCTGAGCGCAAGTTGAACACACTCAACCGCACGGTTAAGAATAACAAATATCAATATCAGCCGGTTCCGTACAATATTACATTCCAGTTATCCATCCTAGTCAAGAATGCAGATGACGGAACTAAGATTGTTGAACAGATTCTACCATACTTCACTCCAGAGTGGACTGCATCAGTCCACCTTATTCCAGATATGGAAGATGATCCGTGGGATATTCCTATCATCATGAATAGTATCTCTTCAGAGGATACGTACGAAGGCAACTTTGAAACTCGTCGTGCTATTATCTGGACGCTAGACTTTACGCTAAAGGGTTATGTGTTCGGTCCGACCAAGAGAATCGGATCTGGTAATGGAACTGATGGCGGAGTTATCAAATATATTGATGTTAACTTTAGACCAACAAAAAATGTCACAACCGCCAACACAACAAATACCGCTGCAACCGAGACGGTTCATGTCTATCCTGGATTAACAGTTGATGGACAACCGACGGCCAACAGCGCCGAGTCTATAGACTGGACTCTAATTAATGCAACAGATAACTATGGATTTATTCATGAGTTTGAAAGTAATGTATAATGAAAAAATTAAATCAAATTTTAAATATCCAGCCAGACGCTGATAGACAGTATCTTCCGATGGTCCAAAACAGACCAGAAGATCCTACTATAAAAAATGACTTTGACTATGCTCGTGAAAATCTTATGGATGTTATCGAGAAGGGCCAAGAGGCTTTGTTTGATTTGATGGATGTCGCCAGACAATCACAGCATCCAAGAGCATATGAAGTTCTTTCGACTATGATGAATACTCTGGTCGGTGCTAACAAAGATCTTTTGGAACTGCAGTCTAAGAAGAAGAAACTTCTTGAAGTAGAACCTGAGGCAAATAACCAACAGGTAACCAATAACCTCTTTGTCGGATCAGAAATAATAGTGACGATGCTTGATAAGCTTAAAAAGGCTTTTGATAAGGGTTATAACGGTAACCCTCTGCTCAAGAAGGCCAGAAAAAAGATCGAATGGACGGCCGAACAGGTCGAGGAATGGCTTAAATGTGCCGACGATCCTATTTACTTTGCTGAACGTTATATTAAAATCGTCCATGTTGACCACGGCCTGATTCCGATAAGACTTTATGACTATCAAAAAGAAATCATTAACAAACTCTCTAATAACCGTCGTGTCACGGTGGTTACTTCCCGCCAGGCTGGTAAGACTACTACGGCTGCTGCAGTTATCCTACATTACATTCTGTTCAATGAACATAAGACAGTAGCTCTTCTTGCCAACAAAGGCGATGCGGCTCGAGAAATCCTAGATCGTGTAAAGTTATCATACGAATCTCTTCCTGACTGGTTACAACAGGGTGTTGTTGAATGGAACAAAGGTTCGATCGAACTTGAGAATGGTTGTAAGGTTATTGCTGCCGCAACAAGTTCATCAGCTATTCGTGGTAAGTCGATCTCGCTATTGTACATCGATGAAGCTGCGTTCGTTGAGAATTGGGACGAGTTCTTCGCCTCGGTTTTCCCAACCATTTCATCTGGTGAAACAACCAAGATTCTGTTCACATCCACTCCAAATGGTCTGAACCACTTCTACAAGACCTGTACCGGGGCCAAGGAAGGCACTAACGGATATCAGTATGTCGA